ACTTAACACAAGGTAGAGAGTATGATGTAAACGAAATTCTTAACTTAGCTAGGATTTTTGAAAACTATGTATATAATGGATAAAAATAATAAAATGACTAAAGTTTTTGTAGATGGGCTAAGAGCCTTTCATAATGAAAGAGATTTCATAATTGCTGATATGTATATTGATGCAGATGCTATGATAAAGTTTATTAATAGCAATAAAGATAATGTTAATCAAAAAGGGCATATTCCTATTCAGCTAAAGAAAAGCGAAAAAGGTATGTATGCAGAGCTAAATTCTTGGGTAATTAAAAACTCCAAGCAAGTAACAACAGCACAGCACTCCCCTGATAGAGAAGATGATTTACCTTTCTGATGCTAATAGACTTTAACAAACATTTAAAAAAGCTAGACGAATATCGAGCAGGAACTCTGAAAACAGGGCTTCGGCTTGGTATTCCCAAGCTAGATGAGCATTTTAGGTTTAAGTATGGCGATTTTAATATAATACTAGGACACGCCAACGTAGGTAAGACTTCGCTTATACTTTACCTTATGACACTATACTCTTTGAAGCATAAAATAAAGTGGTTAGTGTTCAGTAGTGAGAACGAGCCATATAGCATTATTAGAAAGATAGTAGAGTTTTTAGAGGGTCAACCAATAAACAAAATAGACGAAACAGTATATAAAGAACGAACAAAGTGGATAGATGAGCATTTTAAATTTGTAGATGCTTCTAAACTTTATACGTACAAGACCCTTTTAGACTTAGCTAAACATATAAAAAATGCTTGGGATTATCAGGGTTTTTTACTAGACCCTTACAACTCACTAAACAAAGACAAAGATGTACTAAAGGGTATATCAGGACACGAATACGACTATCAAGCGACAAGCGAAATAAGAATATTTTGCAAAGAGAATAATATATCTACTTGGGTATGTACACACGCTGCAACAGAAGCACTAAGACAGAAACACCCAAAAGGACATTATTACGAAGACCATCCTACTCCACCAGGCGCAGCAGCAGTAGAGGGTGGTGGTAAGTTTGTTAACCGTTGTGATAACTTTATTGTGATACACAGGTATATTTATAGTCCTAGCGATTGGATGTATTCTCACTTACATATTAAGAAGATTAAAGATGTAGATACAGGTGGGCGACCTACTAGCTTAGAAGACCCTATACGACTTGAAAGCGTAAGAAACAACGTAGGCTTTACAATAGAGGGTAAGAACCCTATAGAATATCCTAAAAGAGAACAAACAGAACTATTATGAAGATATTGAATTTATATGCTTGTTTAGGTGGTAATAGATATAAGTGGGGAGATGACCACGATATAACAGCTATTGAATGGGATGAAGAACTCGCTAAACTATACCAAGAAAGGTTTCCTAATGACAAAGTAATAGTAGCAGATGCACACCTATACCTATTAGACCATTACAAAGAGTTTGATTTTATATGGAGTAGCCCACCTTGTCCGACACATAGTAGGGCAAGATATTGGGCTTATGGTGCTAATGGTAAAAACCCTGTATATCCTAATATGAAATTATATGAAGAAGTTATATTTTTAGATTACCATTTTAAAGGAAAATATGTAGTTGAAAATGTGATACCTTATTATGAGCCTTTGTTAAATCCTGTAAAAAGGCATAGGCATTTATATTGGTGCAATTTTAAATTACCACAAAAATTAAGCAGCAGAAATAATTCTGGTTCTTTAAATCAAAAAGGTGTTATTCAAGATTTAATAGATTTTCACAATTACGATTTTAAAAAATACAAAGGCAAACAAAATGTTTTAAAAATAGCTAGAAATCTAGTAGATTACGAAGCAGGTAAAACTATTTTAGATACAGCTTTAGGAATACTTAACAAACCACAACCACAACAACAAGAACTATTTTGAAAACCATAACCGACATACTAACAAGCAAACATAATAAATGGATAAGCTACTGCCGTAGTTGGGGGTGCAATCCTGATACTAGCGAGGACTTAGTACAAGAGATGTATCTTAAACTATTAGTGCTTATACAAAATGGTATTGACATAGCGTATAAAGACGATATAAACGACTTTTATATTTATAAGGTACTCCGTACTATGTTTTTAGATTTATGCCGTAAGGAGCAGCGTACACAAGTTGTAGATATAACTGATGACTACATAAAGCATATAATAGAAGAAAAGGGTAAAACTGAAATAGACGACCATAAGATTTTTGAAGAAGCATTCGATAAAGTTAATGAAGCCTTAGATGAGATGCATTGGTATGATAAAAAGGTATTTGAACTTGTACAGGACACAGGCAATATATCTGAACTAGCAAGAAACACCACAATAGAATACAGAAGCCTTTACAATACCTATCAGAAAGTTAAACGTAAGATAAAAGAGAAGCTATGAAAACTTGTAGCAGATGCCATATATTAAAATCCTTGCAGGAATATAGCAAAGATTATACATTTTGTAAAAAGTGTAAAAGAGAGGATATAAAGAACAATCCTAAATATATGATTGCACAAAATAAAAAGCGCAAACATAAATGGCATAATGACCCTGTATATAGAGAGAAGCAAATATTAAGAGCGCACCTTACACAGGGTTGGAGAAGAAGTAAATGGACTGACAATAGAATAATGAAAGTATTGTGTGTTAAAAGCAAACAGGAGTTTATAGATTATATTGTTAGTAAATTCAAAGATGGTATGACGTTAGATAATTATGGAGCAGGTAAACATAATTGGCAATTTGACCACATAATACCTTTAGATACTGCTTATACAATAGATGAGGTAATAAAATTGTTTCACTATACCAACATACAGCCATTGTGGAGAGATGAAAATTCTACAAAAAGAAATAAGTTATAAATAAAATATGAGATTAGGAGATTTAGTATATTACATTACAAAATACACAGGTATAAGATATATCTGGAAGAAGTTATATCCTGATTGTGGATGTGATGACAGAAGAAAGAAGTGGAACGACATACAACTATAATATGCCAAAAGGAAAATTATCACAGGAACAGCTATTGTTATGGCAAGCATTTATCTCAAATAAAAGCAATACATTAAAACAGAATGAGTTTAAAATGATATGCGAAATACACGCTGAAGTATTTGCACATCCTTACCACGAACCTTGTACGTGCAGCCCAAAGCGCATCAAGAATTGGATAGCACAAATTAACAAGGTATATGAAGCTAGAAACGATACATAAGTTTGAAAAGGCAGTAGTGTTTAGCCTTAACCTAGATGGTTGGAGATTAGTCCACACAGGGGAAACTACTCTACCTTATGATGCACAGGGCTTAACACCTAAAGGAAATAAGGCAGTTATAGAAATGAAGTTTAGAGATAAGTATTATGATACTAAGATACTAGAAGTAGGAAAGTATAATAACCTTATGAAGCTAGACGATGACATACATAAGTTTTACTTTGTTAATGACCCTAAAGGCAATTACCTTTTCTGGCTAAATGAATTAAAAGATTTAGAGAAAGAAGAACTATTTTGTCCTAAAACTACTATGTGGGATAACAGCAAAAGAAATAAAAGTGTATATTTGTTAAAAGAGCAACAAGCTCGTATAATAAACTTAAATGAATAACAGATGGATTGGAAACAAAAAATAGATTACTTTAAAAAGATAGGAGCATTTGCAACAGCAGAAATAGCTAGGGATAGCAACCATCCTTTGTGTATAGATGCTATTGATTATATGGATGAGAAAGAATGAATAAGAAAAGAGCAAGTCAATCTGCACGCATAGCAGAATTAGAACAGCATATAGTAAAGCTGTATATGATAGTTGAACAAGTAGTAAATAAGATAAAAGATGCCGATACCGACACCAAAGAAGAACGAGAAAAGAAATGACTTTATGCAAAGATGTATAGCAGACCCTACAATGATTAAGGAGTTTAAAAACACAGACCAACGGTTAGCAATATGTGCAAAAGTATATAGAGATGGAACTATCTAAGCTAAAATATCAAGGCGATTTTCTAGCTGCTTCTGAAATTATATTGAAGTGGAAAGAAGCAAAGCCAGACAATAAAGAGTTAAGGGCTGTATATAATTACCTTACTTCTTCTTATTTTTATGTAAACAATTTAGAGATGAGTTTAGAAGAAGCTAAGATTAGAATAAACAAGCTAAGAGATAGTAGAGATGATGCTTTAGAAACAGCAGAGGAATACAAACAATTTTACAAACAATTACAAGAGAAACAAATATGATACAATTACTAAACGGAGAAAAGTATAGCAAAGAAGATATACTTAAAAAAATGGATGACGATAGTTTTTACTACGGACACTTAGGGAAACACGCATTAAGCAGCAGTAGTATTAAATTATTACAGTCTAGCCCAAAAAAATACTATTACGTTACAAAGTACGGACAAAGTGAAAGCCAAGCCCTTAGAGATGGGTGGCTATTTCACACAAGCATACTAGAGCCTGATGTATTTAACAGTCAAGTATTTGTTGATGTACAAAGCAAGAATACTAAGAAGTATAAGGAAGCACTAGCAGAACACGGAAAGGTATTTACAGCTAAAGAGAAGTCAGATGCCGAAAGATTAGCTGATGCGTTTCTGAAGAACGAACACGCTTTAAAACTTATTACTGATTGTGATTTTGAAGTACCATCAGTAGGCGAAATAGATGGGCTACCATTTAGGGGTAAAGCTGATGTATATAGCAAGAGGGGAATAGTAGATTTAAAAACCACAACAGATATTAAAGCGTTCCCTTATTCAGCTAAAAAATACGGATATGACATACAGGTATATATCTACTGTCAGTTATTTAATATGCCTTATGATGACTTTAAGTTTATAGCTTTAGACAAGGGTACACTTGACATAGCGATATACGATGTATCAGAAGACTTTTATTTAGAGGGGGAACGTAAGACCTTAGAAGCGATAGACACTTACAGAACTTTCTTTATAGAAAATGCAGACCTAGATAGTTATTGCTTAATGGGTACGCTATGACAGAATTTATAAATGATATAGAAATGATTATGTTAGCAATCAAGTTAGGGGATTACCAAGATGCCTTAATTATGCTACAAGAAGTTAAAGAAGAAATGATTATATTAGACGCTTTAAATTATGAATAAAGAACAAATAGCATACGAGAGAGGGTACAGAGTTACTAAAGATGGGCACTTATTAAACCCTAAA